TTATCGCCATCTTTTACACCTACACAGTAACTTCCGCACTCATTAAGAGAAGAAATTAAATCATTGCTAGTCATAAAACGATATGGTTTTTGAACATAGGCATTTGCAGGATAACTATAATTTATTCCGCTTTTCTTAAAACTATTACCGTCCCATGAATATAAATATCCATCCGTAGATAATAAATAGATGTAATTGTGATTTGTCATTTCATTTAGTGAATTGACAATAACAGGCGATGATTTAATGTAAGGCAAAATTAACGTAGTAAGTTCACCTGTACTTACCATATTGTCAAGTTTTTCGTTAATCTCTTCCTGTACGTCAAGCGTACTGAAATAGTTATTAACATAATTCTGCAATTCCTCATAAGCTTTATGAAGATTATTTACATCACCGTGCAACGTTTCAACATCTTCCATTGTTTTGTTCAGATAGTCAACTACTTTGCAAAGTAGTTCATAATAGCTTAAACTATCGTCATATACTAACGGAAGTACTTTTTGGCACCAATATCTAAACGGCTTTAATGGTTTATAATCACCCATTTCTGGCGTAAAATTAGCAGGATCATTCAATTTAATGTTTTTATTCATAGCAACGCCACCTTTCTTACCATAACAGGAAGAACAGATCTTTCAGTTCATCTATAATCATTTGATCAATGTTCAGCATACTTTCTCGATACTCAATCAGCATTTTAGAATAAGATGTTCCACTTCTTTTACCCTGTACATGTTCCGTGTATTCTTTCAGTGAACTATAATTTCCATTACTTTCAGAATCAGACGTTCCTGCATTTACCTGTGTACCAGTGTTATCAAGCTTCTGAGTACCAGTATCAGCAGAACTGCCTTTATCTGTGACATTTCTAGCGTCAGTTAGATATTCACCAGTTTCAACACCAGTCAAAGCACCTTGTGGTGTATCAGAAAACTTATTCCACTGATTATTTTCGTCTGAGTGTTTCAGATCATCAGTCCTTAAAGAACTAAGATTATCAGTTCTTGTATTGCTGTCCTCACCGTGAAGTGTTGAACTATTCTTACCCTCATCTTTCAGATTATGCGTAGTATTTAAGTCAACATCATACAGAGGATTAAACTCAAGTGTTGCACTCTGATACAACTGATTGTAATATGGCATAATCATGTTCATACGTTCAGTCAGCCACATCTTCCATATACCAACCGTTTCCGATGCAATCTCACGGAGATAAAAGTGTTTCAGAATCTTGCAACACAGTACTTTACGATACTCTTCATCATAGATTGGAAAATCACCGAAAATTTTGCTCCAGCTTTTTTCAATTACTGCATCTACGTTAGACGCGCCCTGATTCTCAGAATACCCTGCTTCTGTTTCACATATGAATCTTACTTCGGTTGTGTATTTACTCATCAGTCTCACCGTCCTCACCGTAGTTATCAACATCTTCCACGTTTGGAATCTGGTAATCCTGCCGATATTCAACCGTGATGTTTGTGCCAAACATCTTATTAATTTTATTTGCGGCAGTACGACGACTTTCCAGTCTTGAATATCGAGACGCTACAATGCCACCCTGGTTTCGTGTTACCTCGTCCGTAATCATTCGCTCTTTTTTCTGAGTGTTGATATTGCTGATGCCGAGTCTTGTCAACGCTTCGTTCCAATACTGTGTTTTCAGTCCATAGATTTTATCAGCAACGAATGGTGCATTTGTTATAATAGCTCTAAGTGCAGTTGGGTCGAGATCATCGTCTCCAAAAATTACTGGTGCATTTCCGTCAAACTCTTTGTACACGTTAAGCAAAGAAAGTCTTTGTTTTTCTGTAGCACGTACCAGAATTGGCGTTTTCTGTGCATTTGCATTTACGTCAATAATACGATCAAGATTGTACAATCGTTTAGCATAAATCATGCAGTCTGTTACCGACGGTGTACGCAAAAAGTTATTGTAGATAATAACACTGTCAGAGCTTGATAAAGTTTTGTTATACCCATTGTACCGTGAGTATGCTGTTCTTTTTGTCGGGTAGCCGTATACGTCAAAATTACCTGCTGGCAGACAAGATAAACATAACTGTGGCTTATTTTCCAGTTCTTCATCTTTAAACCAAACAGCTATACCAGAAAAAAACAACTGCATTTCAAGATAGCGAACATCCACGCTTTCTGGTACGTTCTGCCACTCAAACATAGATACAGCCAGTTCAGACAGTACGCGTAGGTACTGCCCATATGTAGCTGTATTTCCTAAGAGTGACTCGTCAAAATTTGTTTTTCTTTTTCCCATAGTCAAGTCTCCTAGTTTGTTGGTCTGTTATCAAGTGAATAGTTACCTATCTCATCACCATTCATCCACCATGTAATACCATTATTAAAGATGCTTACAATATCCCTAGCATCATCAGATGGTAATGAACCAGTGAGAACACAAGAAACTGTTTTTATAAAAGTCCAGTGTGGTCTTGCGTGCAAGTTTGGTGTCATAAGAGCATTCTGTGCATATCCAAACATGGTAAAGAAGTCGTCGATCAGTTTAGCAAATGGTGCGCGAACTGTCTGGTGTTCAAAAGTGAACTGGACTTTACCCATCTGAGCGTTTAGTGAATCGCACTCAATCTGGCCATGTACTTGTGGTGGTGTATTTTCTAAATCCTGTTTCTTACCCATAATAGCGTAAGCTTGATTGAACAGATTTTGCTCACCCATAATAGCAGTTGTTGCGGCACTGTTTGAATTTCCATTCATAGCAGATGTTCCTACGGAAGCAACGTTTGTCATTGCACTTGCAATCATTGCAGAGGTAACACTTCCTTTGTTCTGCGCCCACCATGCTTTCCATGCATCACCAGACCACGCAATGGTTGGAAAGTTTGACAGTACAAGACCGCGGTCATAGTTTTTGTCCATACCCATATAATTCATTGGGTACAGTGTTACTGTTGGTGTTGTCACGATTGCGCCAGCCAATTTAAAATTGACAAGTGACTGCGACTCTTCAGAGTATTTGAACTGTTCCCATCTGTATTCTGCACGACTTCCAGCATTGTTTGAGAGAACAAGTTTGCAGAATGGATAAGAAAAAAGCTTTCGATTTTTCACATCATAGCCATCTATTTGCGTGAGATTGTTGTAAACAGGAACATTTTTTTCGTGCAATCCACCCGAGTTGGCATTAGATTCTCCATTTTCGTCAAGAAACGATGGATATTGGAATGCTGATATGAGGGAATCTTCTTTTCCATTGTCAATCCAATTCTTAATTTCCGTTGTTACGGATGCAGAATCTAAAGCAGGGATACCAGACTCAAGTCCGAGACCACAAAAGATTTTACCTCGTGTTTTTGCATCAGCCGTAGTGCCATCTGCTCTCTGTGAGTAGTAAAGACCGATTGACATAGTGTTTAAGTCAACCACTGTTTTTTTCTCTACTGTGTAATCACCTAAATCAAGATTTTCTGGGACGAGATTTTCAAAGTACCGATCACTCTCACTATGCTGTCTCTCAACAAAGCACTGTCCGAGAGTAAAGTCAAACAGCCACGACTGCAATACGTCAATCTGATAAGTCACAATAGATGTAACATTGTTCACATATTCGATCGAAGTAATAAAAGCATAGAACCACTTGTTTCCATACGCTGTGTTCTGAAACATCATGTAGTTGCAATCGAAGATGTCATCAGCCAGAACACCAACTTTCATTGTATTACGTGTGTGACGCTGGTAGGTATTCTTTGTGAAAGCACGTTTCTGTTTATTGATAAAGTAATTGGTCTGTTTTGATTCAGTGTCAAAGTATATTGTGTGATCGTAGGACGGCTCAAGTGGTACGTCGTGCAATAAACGTATAGTTGTGTTTGGAGAAATAAACATAAACTGCTCCTTTTTAAGACGCTACCCATTCTGTAATTAATGGGTAGCGTATAGACAAAAATCATTCAGTCTTATTGATTACAACCGTTGCTCCGACATCGGAAGAAGAATTAACAGTTGTAGCCGCGACATACTCTACGCCGTTAATAACCATCGTCAGTTTAACTTCCTTATCCGACGAGGTTGCGGGAATCATAATAGCACCATATGGAAGAATGGCGATACCATCAGTTGTTGCCTCTTTGGTCTGCTTGAACTGATATGTTCCCTGTACAAGCGTAGCTGTATCATCCTGCACACCGAGTGTAAATACCGTTGCAACGTTACTTGTATCTTTTCCAGTAAGTACAACTGTGTAAGATTTTTTAGGTGCGATATCAGCCGTATCGGTAACAAACACGATTGCATTGGAAAATGGCGAACTGGAAATCGTTTTCCAAACATGGTAAAAATAATTCCAGTACATTCCCGCCGCGGAATACTGTTCAGTGAATTTTGCATTGTTATCATAAACCTGGAACCAGTCAGTATCAATCAGAACTGCTTTTACGTTTTTCATGAGAGCCAGTTCATCTGCTGTTACTTCTTCCAGTCCGTCAGAGTTTTCACGGATAACATCGAAACGTTCATTGTCAAATGAAGTCCAGTCGTCAATCAGATGAAGCGCACCTGTATAGGTTGCTTTGTCCATATTGAACGCGGCGGCAAGAACATCAATGTCATATTTTGCATTAAACCAGCTATCCATAAAGATTGCCTGTTTTTCACGAGGTGTGTTTGTACGCACACCAGATGCATTGTACTTTGCCTGCATGAAAGTTAGATCATTTGAAGCACCACGGAAAGTTGCACCAGCTTCTTTCAGATCAGTGCCAGTTCCGATAGACATTGGAAACATTTTTCCATGTGATACAGCCTTAATGAGCAGATATTTGAAGAGCAGGAACTCATCATACTCAGCCGCTTTGTAAACAGATTCTACGATTTTAGCAACTAAATCCTGTACACCGGATTCAGCTAAGAAAGCAAGACGTAAATCTTCGTCCTGTATTGTTACCGGGTACATCACGCGCCAGTTCATTGTGTGGAATGCGGATTTTACATCGGGGAGTGTACGCTTAAATTCGCGCGCCGTGGCTTTTTCCGGTGTGTAATCAACAACCTTTGCAATCTGCACAAAGATTTCTTCTACGGTTTCACCGAACTCAAGATAACCTTTTTTGAGTGATGCATACGGGTTGTTGAATGTGGCACTTTTTGCCATGACAAGTGCAATGCGGTTGACCAGTGCATTAACGTACTGGTTTGCGAAAGCAGGCGTTCCACAAATAACTTCTCCTACTTTTGGAATGTCGCTTGCTTTTGTGACAACTGGCACAGACTGCTGATAATCATAAGATGCATTCTGACGAATAGCATTCAAGATGTCAAGCGTTGATGCCTGCAAAGTTGATTTTGCAATTCTTCTAGGCATTTCTAAAACCTCCTATTCTGTTTTGAAAAGACTTTCATATGTTAATGGTTTCGTTGGCTCGGGGTCATCTCCGGTTGGTTCGGATTCCGGGTCAGCCTTACCGCTAAAGCGGTCAGTGTAACGTTTCCGCCATGCTTTGTCGTTTTCCTCATACTTTGTTTTCCAATCTTCACCAGACCTTTCATTCAGATCGGTAAACGTGTCAGAAACATCTTCCAGCATAGCAAGCTGTGTATCGTCTGGTGACTCACCAAAAGAAGATTTCAGTGCGTCAATAATTTCCTGTGTTGTTCTTACTGCCATAATTGTTCTCCTTAAATGAAATATCTGCACATCATCCAAACAGGCAACTTCTTTTTCTTTTTTATCGGCGGCAACGGTGGAACGTCACCGCCAGACAAGAAAAGGAAAATCAACAAAGCGTTGTTTAAATTGGCTTCACTTCCGAAAGAGAGAAGTGTGGAACTAGGGTTGTCGTAGGATTCTTCGTTGTACCATGCACCCGGTTTATCCGAAGCGTGGGTGTTAAAATACTCAAGATAAGTGTTTGCGCATGAAATTCGATAGGAAAGGGAGGAATCACTGATTCCCTCCCACCCACGCATGAACGCTTCGGTCAACATGGAAAGATCTGTACTTGTACTGGACAAGAACGCCGACAAGTTGTCAAAGTTTGCGGCAACACCGGACTGATACCATGTATTTTCATAGATGAAATACGCAAGCTGACCATTTCCGTCGTTTGAAGCGTATCCATTTTCCTGTAACCAGTTAAGCAACTGTGTGCGTCTGTTCGTCTCGGAGTTGTCTGTCCATTGTCCTAATCCAAAACCTTGCTTATATCCTAGTTCCCACTGTCCGGGGTTCAGTGTACTTTCCTGCATCCAGTTACCGCAGATTGCTGCGGCAACATAAGCAGATGCACCAACGCCGGAACCACCAGACCCATACCTAAAGCAACGTGACCAGTTGCTAGGAGATGATTCCGAAGTGCTTATGCTTACTTGTTGGTCAAGTGGCACATCATCCGTGTGCGCTCCCATTGTTATCCGTCCACGGTATACCATCTCGGTATGTCCGGAACGCCATAGAATATCACCGGGTTTCCATACATTCGAAACAGGAACTTCTGTAAATCCCATTGATAGCAGAACGGAAATCATATCGAAAGTAGTGAACGGGTGTTGGGAACCGTAAGTCTCAATGACGGGGAAAGCGCCCGCAACAAGTGCGTACCAGACAAATGAGGAACAGTCATAGTAGGTTATTCCGTTTACTGTCTGCTGTTCCCGGTATGCCTGTGAATAGCCGACGTTTGGTCGATTACAGGTAGACACCGCCCAAGACCATGAAGTGTTAATGTTAGCCACGATCTAAACCCTCTTTTGCGACGTAACCAGTATAAACGTTACCATTAACTACTGCTTTTACCAGATACCATATTCCGGTATAATACCCATAGTTTCTAACGCCAGTTCCTGTAGGTAAAGTTAAAATTACTGCTTTATCCATTCCAGCACCAACACGCAAATTGTAACGATCATTGGTGTGATACGCACCTGCGATTTTTCGATCGAAGCTACGTGCGGGGTCTGCTCTGATTGTCTCTACAATCACCTGTGGTTTTTCATTTCCAATATAACGATAATGGACGGTATTTTCATATGGCAGACTGTAATAAGGTCTAACACATATTTCTCTTCCAGTCTGATCGCCTGTCTCGCCATCAATTCCACCGTTCTCTGACTGACTTGCGTGAACGATGTGTGAAGCGTCCGTTGACATTGTTACATGATGACCAGCGGCAAGATGAATGTCACCACGTTTCCACGGAGCATGGCACTTTTTAAACCCACACTTGATAAGCTGTGATTCAAGGTTGCGCGTTGTACTATATTCACTGACGGCAAAGCGCGCCTTGCTTAACGCTGTTCCAACCATTGAACTACAGTCATAGTCCGGGCCGTTTCTGTGTGACTGTGAATAACCGTGTCGATCATCGGCGGCAATCTGTTCCGCCCATGCTACCGCTGTTTCAATTTTAGGCATTATTTGTACCTCCTAGATGAATGCGCAAAGAATTGATTGCTAGTGTATTTGCTTCAATGCTCTTACGTAATTCGGCAACCTCTTCCTTATGCATCTCGTTATCTTCCTCACGCCGCTGTTCTGTTTTCAAGTGATCCCAAAACAGTACACCGCAACACACAATAGGAAATCCATACTGACTGATAAACTGCCCAATCTGTGCTAAATCCATTTTTCTTCACCTCTCTTTCGTGATTTCATCATAACACTTAGGGTTGATTTTGTCAAGCTTTTATGATATAATATTTTTAGAAGCAAATATTTGGAAAGGAAGAATGTTTGAATGTCAAAATATTACGATGGAACGAAACTTCTTTCGCTCAAAGATCTTGACGGACAACGACCGGAAATTTATATGGTCACGACAAACCGAACAGGTGGTAAGACTACGTATTTTGGACGGTATTCTGTTCGGCGTTTCATAAACTTCAATGAAAAGTTCGCGCTACTTTATCGGTTTAACTACGAACTGGACAATGTGTCTGACAAATTCTTTAAAGACTTGAAAACTCTGTTCTTTCCTAGTATGGAAATGACAAGTAAGAGACTTGCTCATGGTATCTTTCATGAGTTATATCTGGATGATCGTTCCTGCGGATACGCTATCACATTAAACAGTGCCGATCAGCTTAAAAGATATTCACATTTATTTTCTGACGTTGACCGCATTTTATTTGACGAGTTTCAGTCGGAGACAAACCATTACTGCGATAAGGAAGTAAAAAAGTTCCAGAGCATTCACACTTCTATTGCTCGTGGACGGGGAGAACAGACTCGTTATGTTCCTGTATACATGATGTCAAACCCCGTAACTCTATTAAATCCATACTACAGTGCTATGAAAATAGGAAGTAGATTACAGTCTAATACGAAATTCCTACGTGGAAGTGGGTGGGTATTGGAACAAGGTTATGTTGACAGTGCGGCGAAAGCAATGAAACAATCTGGTTTTGCAAAAGCTTTTGCCGAAGATGATTACATGAAGTATTCCACCGAAGCCGTGTATCTGAATGACAATTACTCTTTTGTTGAATCCATACAAGGAAAATGCAAGTATGTTTGTACACTAAGATATATGGGAAAAGAGTATGGTATTAAAGAATATGTAGAAAGAGGTGTGGTGTATGTCGATGATAAGCCAGACTTAACTTATCCATACAAGATCACAGTTACAACCGAAGATCATCAGATCAACTACTTGATGCTACAAAAGCACGATATATTTATCATGAACATGCGTTTTCTGTTCAACAAGGGTGCGTTCCGGTTCAAGAATCTGGAATGCAAGGAAGCAACGCTGGCGGCGTTGTCGTACCGATAATTATGGTATCTACCATTGTTTCATATCATGATAAGAAAGGATGCCCAGTTGAAAATATACTGCCTTACTTATTTACTGCTAGGCAAGCAGGCGTGGTGTGTTCAGTGGTTAAAGATATATGAAGAGGGGATAACTTACCTAGTAAGCTCCCCTCTTCTTTTTAATTACTCTTAAACAAACCTTTCTGGTATACACGAATTACAAGCCAACCTCTTAATTTGTCTAGTGTAATGCTCCAGATCATATATTTTTCTGGTTTCAGTTCTTCACGAAAACGTACCATTTTCTCACATCTTCCTTTGAATAACTCTTTTCCGTTCTCGTAGTCTGATACATCAATCACTATGCAGTATACAGACGGTGAGATGTATAATCTCAGTTCTTCTAAAGTCATAGACTTCACTTCCTCCTCTTACATCGGTTTCACGGTAATTATAAGGCACCCATCATAAACAGTGTACTCTGTTACCTTGTAGTTACAAAACTCTATCAAGGCTTCATTTGTTGATAACCTTGTAGTTGTTTTCAATTTCGTATCGTATACTCTAACTGCAATCTCTAATTCTTGTTCAAGAGAATAAAATTGATTATTGTCTCTTACAGATACAATTTTGCCTTTGAATATTTTTCCTAAAATCTCTATATGTCATTTTACTCACCTCATTTGATATGATGTTTCACAAAGCAACACTCCACCGGGGATACGCTTTGGCATTAACTTACCAGGAACTGTCAGACCATAGGTAAAGTCTGTTAATTCTCTGTGAATTGGCTTGTCAGATTCATCGAATAAGAACTCTTTCTCTTCCTCTCCCCATTCATCCGGTTTTCCTTGCTTATCTTCCATGCTTCGAATGAATAGGTCTTTACACTTGCTAGGCATTCCTGCGCACTTTACGTTATAGTAAGGTTCTACTTTCTCACCAACCCATTTGTTGTCTTTCAACTCAAGATCTTCTTCAACTACGTGTTCAATGTATGTTTTCTGCCGTGTGAAAATAGCTTTGTCCCATTTGCTTTCCAGTTTCCAGCAACAAAACGCTGTGTTGTGTACTTTAATTCCCTGTACTTCTTCTGGTTTCAAGTTGCAATGTATACTATCTGTGTCGGCATATATAAAGCCTGCCTTGTCTACACCATGATAGTTCGCTTGCGCCGCTCTGATCGTAAAATTACGGGCGTAACTTGTTATTGCCGAACCGATAGGTATATAACCCGGCTGTTTGTCGTGTGCTTCTACACTACGGAATCCTATTGAGTTGTCCTCTTTCAGATAAGCTACTTTGAATGAACTGTCAGTGCTACTTGCAAACTTTCCGTACAGATTGTTCAAGAAAAGTTTTGCCAACTGCCGCATTGCTCCCTTGCTTTTCATTTTTATCTCCTTATACTTGTCAATATAAGCATCGAACAGACCTATTTTTTTCTCAAAATAACACCCGTCTAAGATTTCAAAATCTTCAACGTTATAGTGTTCTAAGAACAGCTTGTAATCTGTCATTGTCAATGTTAGTTCTACAGTAGTCGGAACCTTATTCATGTTACCATCATAGATATATCTATGATATTGTCCATTGATGAATACATCTGATGTTTCCAGTGCTTCTGTTCCTCTGTACAGAGATGAGCCTTTGATCTGAATAAAAGGTAACTTATCTTTCTTGAGATAGAAACGCGTTCTAATACGAATGAAGAAATACTTTTCATGCGCAATGTCTGGTATAGCTTTCTGAAAGAATACTGGAAATCCTACAGGATAATAGTTTCCAGATTCCGAGTGCATCATGGACGGATACAAGGAATTTACGTCAGCAGTTACACCATCGCCATACGGAATACCTGTCTTGCCTTTTACGGCGTAACACCAACCGCCTTTGTATGATTTTTTAACGTATTCACCAGCATTAGAAACGCTATATATTCTCTCGTCAATCTTAAAGTCGTAGAGGTTCGGAAACATCTTATCCCACTCATATACCGTTTCATGCTCAAATATGTTTTTATATTCTTCCATGCAACATGAGCCGATCGTCAGCTTATTATGTCCCTCTGCGAACATGAACTCGATTGCTTCTTTTATGACAAGCACGTCGTTCTTAATATATTCTATCTCTTTTGGAGTGATTTCACAACCAGCATATCGCAAGCCTTTGTATTCCATTTCAAGCTTACGGTGCTTTAACTTAAACGATTCACCGATTGTCTTGACAGAAAATGGTAATAGCTTTAATGAGTCACGTAACTCAATGAACTTTCCATTGCCCAATCGTATTGTGATTGAATACCACTGACCTTTGTCGCTGATAGAATACTTGAAAGACCGAAAGTTCATATCTTTCTCTTTCAACCAATTTACGCTGTACTGTTCCGACGTGTTGACGATAAAAGCTTGCTGATACCCTTGTTTTATCAGATAATCTATCCAGAAAGAACCGTCAAATTTTAAGTTATGAAAATAACAAATGATGTTACATTTGTAAGATGCGAGCTGTTTCAGACAATCACCGATGCTATGCGATACAGTGACATTCTCAGTGTTAAGTTCTACAGTTGCCGCCGCCCATACTTCGGTATCAGTTTGACCTGCGTAGACGGTCGTTTCGAAGTCTCCTACAAAGTAACGGTATTTCCGTTTTTTCAAAGTTAATAGTCTCCGTCCATCATATCGTCTAAATCTTCAAACGAACGCATAGCATATTCAGACAGAGTTAAACCGGCAATACCGCTTAAAAGTAGAATAATATGCTGAGCTGATGACCAAACTAAATTAGCGTCTGAATCATAATGAATGATTCCTAGCCATTTCTGTATATCATCCCAATATTTTGACAACTCTTGACCAACTTTATTCTTTCCGACTTGTGCGGAATCAAAAGTTTCCCTTAATTCTTTTGGTAACGTTTTTAGAATATTATAGCCAATATCTGCAACCACTTCATCTAATGTCGCTAAAATTTCTTGCAAAGCACTGTTTGCTGTCTCAGCTACGTTTGGACTTCTTCTTACTCTTTTACCTGTAACCGAAGTGTAATAGTATACATCCATTGAAGATATGATTTCTTTCAACTTGTCAACTAATTCGTTAAATGCTTCTTCATAAGCCAATGCGGGTTCATCTGTTACGGGTGTTTTAGTGCCGTCCGTACTAGTCCAAAAACGCTGTTCTGCTTCTTTCTTTTCTTTTCTTGTTTCAACTGCTCTCTTTGATCTTAACTGGCGCTCAAGTTTTAAACCCTCTTTACCAGAAACGATTTCACCATGTGTAGCTTCTCCACCATAAGTAGCTTTCTCATACAGTACATCTTTTGACAGCTTTCTAAGTTTACGAATACTAGCTTCTGTTTTGCGATTCGGAATAGATGGGATAATTGATTCTGGGAAGCTATATCCACGTTTTTCTGCTCTTCGAACGAACGACCTAATTCGGTTTCGCTCTTTTTTATATGCCTTGTTGATAGCTTGTTGCTTTGCGCTAATTTTCTTTGCTGTTTTCTTTGCCACTGTTTTTACCTCTCTTTGCTATTGATACAGGAAAAGGAGGTATCAAACCTCCCTTTCTTATTTTTGCACTTAATGCTGAACGCTAGTGTAGTCTAAGCGGCAGTCAATGAAATCACGCCCTGCTTTCGTCTTTCCAGACTCTTTAATGATTGCGTACTCTTCATTGCCAAACACATCATGAATACGCTCCAACGACTTACGAAATGTTGCCGACTGGAATGCGTAAACCTTTCCACTGTTATCCATAATTGCTGTAACCTCGGTGAGAGTGCCATCTTCTTTTTCATCCTCGTATGAGCACCAAACGGTTACAGGAATCGAAGTTCCGTCCGGGACATCTTTCATGGACTCGGCACCCTTGTCGACTGTCAGCATGTACTGTTCAATTTTTGTAAGTTCTTTACTTGCTTTTAATACTTTCATTTTTCGTTTTCTCCTTATTCTTGTTTGGTTGTGACAAGAGCGGAAAGACCTGTCACCTGTTTTAAAGACACTACTTTTCTTG